AAGAGCTTTGAGGCTGCGATCCTCGGTGCTTTTTTCGGAAAGGAAATGCGAGAGGCAGAGCAGCAGGGTCGCATCTGCCAAGTGCCGTACGACCCGAATCTGCCTGTCTATAGCAGTTGGGATTTGGGGTATAGAGACGACACGGCGATATGGTTCTACCAGATCGGGCGCGGGGAAATCCGCGTCATAGACTTCCACGCCGTATCGGGTGCTGACATATACGACATTGCCACGACGGTGATGGAGAAGCCTTACCGCTACGCCAAACACTACTTACCGCACGACGCCCGCGCCAAGAGTTTGCAGACTGGCAAGAGCATTATTGAGCAGCTGGCTACGCATTTGGATGTCGCCAAACTCGCTGTCGTTCCCGACATTGGCGTACAGAGCGGCATACAGGCTGTGCGTATGGTGCTGCCGAAAGTCTGGTTTGATGCGGAGAAGTGCCGCGAGGGCATAGAAGCGTTGCGTCAGTATCAACGCGAGTACGACGAGGACAAGAAAGCCTATCGTCAGTCACCACGCCACGATTGGACATCGCACCCTAGTGACGCTTTCCGAATGCTTGCGGTATCATACGCAGAACAGGCTGACAAGACCCCGACCCTTGAGCCTAAACCGCTGATCGTCGGGCCAGAGAACACCGTAACTCTTAACGATATGTGGGCGGTTCATGACCGCCAAGGCTCTCGGAGGGCAAGGATATGACCGCGATTAGTCCCGTTCGGAACAATTACGTTGCCATCGCCGCGACGAGCAGCAGCACGTTTGGCACCGTTGGCGCGTACCTGCACAGCGTGGTGGTTAACGTTGCCAGCAACACCGAAGCAACCTGCATCGTGAGCGATAACGGCGTCACCCTCGTCAGCATCCCGGCCACGCAGGCCGCTGGCGTGTACGTGATCCCGCTGGAAGTTGGCACCAAGGGGCGAATTACCGCGACCTGCTCGGGCAACAGCAACTGCCGCGTTGTCGGCTTGTTCAGCGATTACGTATGAACCGTAAGCCCGGCCTGTACGCCAACATCCTCGCCAAGCAGGAGCGCATCAAGGCTGGCTCTGGTGAGCGTATGCGTAAGCCGGGCGACCCGGGTGCGCCGACTGCCAAGGCGTTCCGCGAGTCAGCCAAGACGGTCAAGAAGGAAAACAAGTGAGCGCAGCGTGGCAGCGTAGTGAAGGCAAGAACCCAAAGGGCGGGCTGAACGCCAAGGGTCGCGCTTCCTACAAAGCCGAGACGGGCGGCACGTTGAAGCCCCCGGTAAAAGCTGGCGACAACCCACGCCGCGCCTCGTTCCTCGCTCGCATGGGCAATATGCCGGGGCCGATGGAGAAGGACGGCAAGCCCACGCGCCTTGCCCTTGCCCTCAAGGCATGGGGAGCAGGCAGCAAGGCTGAAGCCAAATCTAAAGCCAAGGCGATCAGCGCCCGCAACAAGGGGAAAGACTGATGGACGTATTGATGCAGCCAGAACTCAACAAGTATCTGCGTATCATTGGGCAGTACGACAACGAGTTTGCTAAATGGCAGGCCCGCACCAAGAAAATCATCAAGCGTTACCGCGACGATACCCGTGGGCAGACGCTGACCGAAAGCGCCAAGTTCAACATCCTCTGGTCAAACGTCCAGACGCTACGCCCTGCCGTCTATGCCAAACTTCCCAAGGCTGACATATCGCGCCGCTTTGGTGACAACGACCCCGTTGGTCGCGTGGCATCGCAGTTGGTGGAACGCGCCCTAGACTTTGAGATTGAGCATTACCCTGACTACCGCTCAACCATGTCTTATTGCGTGGATGACCGCTTTTTAGGTGGGCGCGGGACGGCATGGGTACGGTACGAGCCGCACACCGCCCCCATTGGCATTGAGGATGACGGCGTATCGGTCACCCCGAACATTGAGCAGGGCGAAGGCGCACCGCCTGCCCTAGAGCAGATTGAATACGAATGCGCCCCGGTGGATTACGTCCATTGGCGTGACTTTGGACACAGCACCGCTCGCACGTGGGAAGAAGTCGGACAAGTGTGGCGCTGGGTCTATATGACCCGTGACGCGCTCGTAGAGCGGTTTGGCGAGGAAGTCGCAGCGAAGATACCGCTAGACCAAGGCCCAGAGCCGCTAAACGCCTACAACGAGAACAAGCGCCTTTATAACCGCGCCAAGATTTGTGAACTTTGGGACAAGGAAACCCAGAAGGTTTACTGGTTCTCCAAGGGAATGCCGCAGGTCATTGATGTGCGTGACGACCCGCTTGGCCTTGAGGGATTCTTCCCCTGTCCGCGCCCGCTGTACGCCACGACGACCAGCGACACGCTCGTACCCGTTCCTGACTTTGTGCTGTACCAAGATCAGGCGATGGAGTTGGACATTCTCTCCGACCGCATTGACGGCTTGGTGAAATCGCTGCGTGTACGCGGTGTGTATGACGCTAGCCAGCCTGCCCTACAACGCCTGATGACGGAGGGCGACAACAATGCGCTTATTCCAGTTGATAAGTGGATGGCTTTCAGCGAGAAGGGCGGCCTTAAAGGCAGCATTGACCTTCTCCCGCTGGACACGCTCGCCAGCGCCCTCCTCCAATGCTACCGAGCCAGAGAGGACATCAAGAGCCAAATCTACGAAATCACGGGCATCGCGGACATTATCCGTGGTGTCTCGGCAGCCTCCGAAACTGCCACGGCGCAACAGATCAAAGGGCAGTACGCAGGATTAAGACTGCGCTCCATGCAGGAGGAGGTGGCGATGTTTGCCGCCGAACTGCTGCGATTGAAGGCGCAGGTCATGTGTATGCACTACCAGCCAGAGACGATTCTGGCGTATGCCGCTGCTAACCAGATGACGCCAGCGGATCAACAGTTGATCCCGCAAGCGATTGAGCTGCTACGCAACAAGCCGCTGCGTAACTTCCGCATTGATATTGCCTCCGACAGCCTTGTGATGCTGGACGAAAACCAGATGAAGCAAGACCGGATGCAGTTCTTACAGGCGTTTGGTGGGTTCCTCGCCCAAGCCCTCCCGGTCGGTCAGGCAAGCCCGCAGATGGTTCCCATGATGATGGAACTGCTGCGCTTTGGTATGCAGGCGTTTAAGGCTGCAAAACCGATTGAGGGTCAGATTGACGCCACGTTGCAGCAACTCCAACAGGCCGCCCAGCAACAGCAGCCCGATGGCGAGCAACAGGGCAAGCAAGCCGAGTTGCAGCAGAAGGGTCAAATGGAGCAGGGGCGTATGCAGATGGAGGCGGCGCTACAACAGGCCAAACTCCAACAGCAGATGCAGATGGAGCAGCTCAAGAACCAGACCAAGATGGCGATGGAGCAGCAGAAGCAGCAGTTTGAGGCGCAGTTGGAGGCTATGAAGCTGCAAAGCCAACAGGAAGCCGCCAAGTACAAGGCTGACATGGACGCCCAAACGCGCCTGATCATCGCGCAGATGAACAAAACTTTACCTCCGACCACCTTTAATCAATGAAACGCACTTATGTTTTCGTAGACGGCGAGTTTGTAGAGCGTCGCAAGGACGAGAAGGGTCAATATCACTACGTTCAGCCCGACATCCAGCCATACAAGAGCATGGTTGACGGCAGCATGATTACCTCACGCTCGCAGCACCGCCGCCATTTGAAGGCGCATGGCTGTGAGGAGGTAGGCAACGACGATCCCGCCAAACACATACGGCGGGAAAAGCAGTCAAACGAGCGCATGGAACGCCTCAAGTATGAGGTGAACAAGCGCATGACCAACGAACAGGCAGATCGGATCATCCGACAGTTACGCCAAGAGTTGAACTTCACCAATCCCCACAGGAGAGGCTAAATGGACGTTGAGAATCAGGAAGCCCCACAGGCTGAAACGATTGACCGCAGGGCGTTGCTAGAGGAGCAACTAGAGGCTGCCGAGCGTGGCGAGCCGATTGAGGCTAAAACACGCGACGAATCAGGCCGATTCGCCAAACCCGAACCACAACCCGAGGTTGAGGACGAAGAACCGCCCGTGTGGCGTCGTCCCCCGGCGTCGTGGAAGAAGGATTTCCATGAGGTTTGGCAGAAAGCCGACCCAAAGATGCAGGAATATGCGTGGCAGCGTGAGGAGCAGATGCGAGCGGGTGTAGAACCGCTGCTCTCCAAGGCGCAGTTTGCCGATGCGATGCAGGAAGCCATCAGCCCCTACATGAACACGATTCAAGGGCTTGGCTTGCAGCCAGAAAAAGCTGTTGCCGCGTTGATGGAGGCTGACCATAAGCTCCGCAACAGCGACCCGCAGACCAAAATGCAGTATTTCATGCAGTTAGCGCAGAGCTACGGCATCAACCTAGGCGCAATGCAGGGGCAAGCCCCCACAGCAGCGCCAAACAGCGTTGATCCGATGGTTTACCAACTGCAAAACGAACTGAACAAAGTCCGTGGCGAGGTCATGGGCTGGAAACAGCAGCAGGAAATGGTGGAAAACCAGACCCTGCTCAACGAAATCAATCAATTTAGTTTGAAGGCCGAGCATTTTGAGGACGTCCGACCGACGATGATCCAACTCCTACAGAGTGGGGTCGCGCAGACGTTGGATGAAGCCTATGATAAGGCCATTCGGCTTGACCCGACCTTGTTTGAACAGACGCTTAAAGCCCAACAGGCTGAAGTGGCTGCAAAACAGGCGAAGGAGGCCAATCGGGTAGCGAAAACTGCCCGCGCAGCAGCGGTGAGCGTCAGAAGTGCCACACCCGGCCCAAACACGGCTCCCAAGGCAGCAAACCGTCGCGCCCTCTTGGAGGAGGCTTTCTCCGAAACAGAGACGCGTTTGTAATTAACTGATAAAGGAGTCATTAAATGGCATTTGCCAACTCAAGTATCAGCGACATCATTGCTACCACCATTCAGAGCCGTAGCGGTGAGCTTGCTGACAACGTGACGAACAACAATGCGTTGCTTCGTCGGCTAAAAGAGCGAGGGAATGTGCGTGTATTTTCCGGAGGAAACGTCATCCTCCAGGAAATCATGTACACCGATCCGACCACGAACAACACGAACAGCTACTCCGGTTACGAAGTGCTGAACGTGGGTCAGAACAGCCCGATTTCGTCGGCGCAGTTCTCCATCACGCAGTACGCTTCTGCGGTGACCATCTCGGGTCTGGAGATGATCCAGAACTCGGGTAAGGAGGCCATCATTGACCTTCTTGACGGTCGCATGGAAGTGGCCGAAGCCCAGCTGGCTAACCGCATCAGCGGTGACTTGTATGGCGACGGCACCGGCAACGCGGGTAAGAACCTCACGGGTCTTGCTGCTGCTGTGCCGGATGACCCGACTGTTGGCACCTACGGCGGCATCAATCGCGCTGTGTGGACGTTCTGGCAGAGCAAAAAGTTCTCGGCTGCCGCTGATGGCGGTGGTGCGGGCGCTGTCTCCAGCACGACCATTCAGGGCTACATGGACGCGCTTGCTGTGCAGCTCGTTCGTGGAACCGACAAGCCTGACCTGATCGTGGCCGACAACAACTACTATCGTTTCTACTTGCAGTCGCTCCAAGCGATTCAGCGTATTACCGAGAGTGGTTCTGGCATGGCTGGCGCGGGTTTCGCGTCGTTGAAGTACTACGGTGCCGGTATGGCGTCTGACGTTGTGTTGGACGGTGGTATCGGTTCCAGCACGTACAACAGCGGCTCGGGCAACGCGAACCACATGTGGTTCCTCAACACCAAGTACCTGATGTTCCGTCCCCACAAAGATCGCAACTTTGTTCCGATCGGTGGTGAGCGTCAGGCCGTCAACCAAGACGCCATTGTGAAACTGATTGGCTGGGCCGGTAACCTTACCTGCTCGGGCAGCCAGTTCCAAGGCGTGTTGATTGCTTAAGGAGTAACGCAAATGACTGTCTCTACTTCAAATCTCATCGGCGTTTCTCTCGGCTACTCGGACTCGTCGCCTGCCTTTGGTCTTGGCACCGTCGTCAACCTTGACGATGGCGGTCAGGCTATTTATGTGCAGGCGGCATCTACGGTGGCAACTTACTCGGCTGTGTCCGTGTTGGTTGATAACACCGTAGTTCCGTTGACCACGACCAACTCGGCTGC